CACTTAAGGCAAACGCAGGTAAGCCATACTTACTTACTTCACAACGTGACCTTACTGAAACCTTTGGTGACCCGAAATTTATTACAGATTCAAATAACAATCCAGTACACGCAGGGGAACTTAACGAGTACGGATTACAAGCAGCTTATTCAATGCTTGGTGTTAGCAACAGAGCATATATTGTTCGTGCAGACATCGACCTTAATGAACTAAACGCTTCAGCTACAGCACCAGCGGCTGCACCAGCAGACGGAACAAGTTGGTTTGATACACAAACATCAACTTTTGGTATTTTTGAATGGAATTCAAATGTAGCTACTACAACAGGTGGACAAACTTTTAGTAACAAAGTTCCAACTGTAATTACAGACATAACAAAGTTAGTCGGTAATGCTGTATCAGGCGATCCTAAAGCATCAGTTGGCCAAATTGGTGATTATGTAGTTGTTGCAGCAACAACAGTAAATAAGTTGTTTTATAAAAATTCAAGTGGCGCATGGGTAATAGTCGGAAGTGCAGCTTGGAAAGGTAGCCACGCTACTATAAAAAGTTCAGCAGCTGTTGCAAGTGTTGCATCAGGTGTTACAATGACAATTAACAGTGTTACAGTTACATCAAACGCTACAACACTATCAAGTGTAGTTGGTGTTATTAATGGCTTATCAATTGCAGGCGTTACAGCAGCAGTTGTTGACAGTCAATTAGAATTATACAACACTGGCGCTTCAACACAAACTATTGTAGTTGCAGAAGGTTCAGGACTTGCAGAAGACGTTAAGATTGCAGCAGGTACTTACAAGATTCCAGCATTAGTAACTTCAACACATACAAGTGTACCACAGTTTAAAGTTGGAGACGACAATCGTCCAAGCGGCAGTATTTGGTTTAAAACTACTGAGCCTAACTTAGGTGCTCGTTTAAGAGTTAAACAGTATGCTACAGGAACAGCAACATGGACACAAGTTGCAGCTCCGATACATGCTACTAACCAAGCAGCACTTTATGCAATGGACAAAAGCGGTGGCGGTGCTAATTTAGCAGCTGGCGCAGTTTATGTACAAACTAACGCGGCAGAAGAAGCTATTAATTTAGCAACATTTAAGATCTTTAATAGAGCAGCAGCAGGCGCTACTGTAATTACAAGTTCAGCTGTTGCAACTCAGCTTTCAGCACAAAGTTACGCTTTTGATATTCAAGAAACTTTAGCAAACAATGTGGCATTACAAACAGCAAAAACTGTATCATTTACAGCAACAGGCGCTTCAAGTGACGCAGACGTATTAGCAGGTGCTATTAACAGTGCAGGCTTTACAAATATTATTGCTACTGTTGATGCAGCTAACAAAGTTTCAATTAAGCACACATTAGGTGGCGACTTCCGTATTACAGATACAGGCGGTGCATTAGCACTTGTTGGTTATGCTGCATATGTAAGTGTTAACTCAGGAACACCTAACTTATATGCTGTTCCAGCAGGCGACACAGTTAATGACTTTGTTGCAAGTAACTGGAAAGTACTAAGCTACACAGCAGGTGTAGATGCTCCAACAGCACTAACAGCAGACGGAACACTTTGGTACAATTCAATTGTAGACGAAGTTGACATGATGATACATAATGGTACAACATGGGTAGGATACTTAGCTGCAACAAGTCCGTTCTTTGCAGCCAGCGATGGTGATAAGACTGACCCAGCTGGACCACAAGTAGCGGCACTAGCGCCAACACTACAGTCAGATGGAACAGCACTTAAAAATGGCGATCTTTGGATTAGCACAGCAGACTTAGAGAACTATCCATTAGTTTACAAATATAACGGAACTACTTTAAAGTGGGTATTACTTGACAAAGCTGATCAAACTACAGAAGATGGTATACTATTTGGCGATGCTCGTTACAACACAGCAGGATCAAACAGTGCAGCAGCAGGTGCTATTGCAGACTTACTAGCAAGTAGCTACTTAGACACAGATGCTCCAGATCCAGCACTATATCCAAAAGGTATGTTGTTATGGAACACTAGACGTTCAGGCTTTAATGTTAAGAAATTTGCTAGAGACTATGTAGATACAGCAGCTGACAACATTAGAAATGGTGACGAGTCAATGAGTGCATACTACAAACACCGTTGGGTAACTGAGTCAGCTAACCAAGCTGATGGTTCAGGTAGCTTTGGTGCAAAAGCACAACGTAAAGTTGTTGTGCAAGCAATGCAAGCAATGATTAACAGTAATGACGCTATTAGAGATGACGAGTCCAAAGTGTTTAACTTAATGGCAAGTCCGGGTTATCCAGAACTAATTGGCGAAATGATTTCACTTAACAATGATAGAGGTTTAACAGCATTTATTGTTGGTGATAGTCCAGCTAAACTAACATCAGACGCAACATCATTAAACGACTGGGGTTCAAATGTAAACCTAGCTGTTGAAGATAATGATAACGGTCTAGTAAGTAGAGATGATTACTTAGGTGTATTTTATCCATGGGGCTTCACAAGCGACAACGCAGGTAACAATGTTGTTGTTCCACCAAGTCACATGATGCTAAGAACACTGGCATTAAGTGATCAAGTTAGTTATCCTTGGTTTGCACCAGCAGGTACAAGACGCGGTGGCATTACTAATGCTTCAGCAACAGGATACATTAATTCTTCAGGTGAATTTGTAAGCATAGCACTAAACGAAGGACAACGAGACACACTATATAGTTTAAGCATTAATCCAATTACGTTTATTACTGGTGCAGGACTTGTTAACTTTGGTCAGAAGACTCGTGCAAGAGCAGCTAGTTCTTTAGATAGAATTAACGTTGCAAGACTTGTAATCTTCCTACGTAGTCAGCTTAACAAACTTGCTAAGCCTTATATCTTTGAGCCAAACGATAAGATCACACGTGATCAAATCAAACAAGCGGCTGAAAGTTTATGCTTAGAGTTAGTTGGTGCGAGAGGACTTTATGACTACTTAGTAGTATGTGACGAGAGTAACAACACACCAAGTAGAATAGACAGAAACGAGCTATATTTAGATATCGCAATAGAACCAGTTAAAGCAGTTGAATTTATATATATTCCGTTGCGTTTGAAAAATACTGGCGAAATAGCAGGCTTGTAAAAATGATAAATAATATTATAACAGGAGCAAGATAAAATGGCTATTTCATCACTATCAAAAATTACAGTTCCACTAGCAAGTGATAACAGTTCTTCTAACCAAGGATTGTTAATGCCAAAACTTCAATATCGCTTTAGAGTGAGCTTGGAGAACTTTGGTGTTAGTGCAGGGGAAGTTACAGAGTTAACAAAACAAGTTGTTGATGTTACTAGACCAAACGTTAGCTTCGAAACTATGACAATTGACGTTTACAATTCAAGAGTATACTTAGCAGGTAAACATACCTGGGAAGCTATTACATTGAACTTAAGAGACGATGCAACAGGCGCAGTCCAGAAATTGGTCGGCGAACAACTACAGAAGCAATTCGACTTTATGGAGCAATCAAGTGCTGCAAGTGGAATTGATTATAAGTTCGTTACTAGAATCGAAGTATTAGACGGCGGCAATGGTAACTTTCAACCAACTGTACTAGAAACATTTGAGATATACGGTTGTTACTTAGAAAGTGCAAACTATAACACATTAGCATACAGTGCTAATGAACCAGTTACAGTATCACTAGCTATTAAGTACGACAACGCTATACAAACTTCAGGCGTAAGCGGAGGCGGTGTTGGTAGTGCTATTGGCAGATCAGTAGCAGCTATTGCATCTACTACAGGCGTAAGCTAAAAGTAATTGTAATTTACAAATTAAAAAAAGGATCTTTTATAGGTCCTTTTTTTTTATCTACGTACTTAATTCATCTGGATAAATATTAGTATGAGCAAATTCGGTGGATTTTTAGATAATTTAATAAGTGGGGCTTTATCACCCAAAGGCGACATGGCGGACTACGCACATGCAGCCCGACTATACACAGATGACAACTTTAGGTTAGCGCCTAAGACAAAGTTTCTTTATCATGTGGCATTCAATATAAACGAAGATGTAATTAAAAAGGTTCGTCCTAACTTTGATAAAAAGCATGGACTAGAAATCAACATGCTAGTCAAGACAGCAGACTTGCCTAAGTATAATATTACAACTGAAACAAAAAACAAATACAATCGGAAGAAAAACTTACAAGTTCGTTTAGACTACGATCCTATTAATATTACATTCCACGACGACAACATGGGACTTACAACTTACCTTTGGGAAAGTTATTATAGGTACTATTATGTAGATGGCAACTTAGGAAGTTTAGATGCTGCAGGGAAACCAAATGCAACAAGTGCAGGGTTTATGCCACATAATACGTATGAAGGTAAAGGGCTTAACACGTTTAGATACGGTTTTGATAATAACTCATATGAACCATTCTTTAACAGTATTCAAATAAGTCAAATGGCTAGACATCAGTATGTAACATATACACTTGTTAATCCTATTATAAGTAGTTTCCAACACGATACTATGGATAATTCCGCCGGTGGCGAAACATCACAAAACACAATGCAAATTTTATACGAATCAGTATTTTATAGTACAGGCGCTGTTGAAGAAGGTAATGCTCCTGTAGGATTTGCTACAGAACATTACGATACATCACCAAGTCCGATTAGTGTTGCAGGCGGTGGCGTAGCTAATTTATTAGGTGGCGGTGGCGTACTAGCCGGAGCAGGAAGTGTGTTCAGTGATCTTAGTAGCGGTAACGTTGGACTGGGTACGTTAATTAATGCATCTAACACAATTAAAAATGCTAAAAAGTTAACTAAAGAAAGTATACGTAATGAAGGCTACAGTGTAATAGGAAAATCATTATCAGCTACAACTGGTGCTAATGTAAGCGGACTTGCAAACTCAAGTTTTCCAAAGTCAGGCGGCACAGGGCAAACCAATGCTACTACAGCTGAAGCATTGGTTACACGTAAAGTTAATAAACCATTAGCTAACACAGATATACAAAACGAATTAAATAACACACCAGGACTTAAAGATGCTGTAGCAAGACAATTAGTTGCTACAGGAGTAGTAGCGTCAACTGTAGCAGGACTTTCAGTTGGTCTTGCACCAGGTCTTGGATTATATGATACACTAACTACTCAAGAAAAAAACGCAATTAAAGAAGAAGTTGACGAAAAAATTGCAGAAGGAGATCCTAAAGTTCTTTCTGTAGGAAATAAAATTGTTGCGTCTTATAGAGAAACACAAGGAAGAATAGCAAATGTCTAGTAACTTACCAGTAGAAACATTCGACTCAGCTGACGCAACTAAAAAGTTTTTTGATCAGTATTTTACAGAATCAATATCTTATCCTAGTAACCAAGTTGATGCCGTTGTAGGCTTTTTTGAAAATAAAGGGTTTGAAAAATTAGCTGCAAGAAGTACAGCTACAGTTATACTTCAACAAGCTAAAGTTGACAATGTTAATGTGTTTGAAATTATCGATACACTTAAAGGCTTAACTAAAATACAACTAAGCGAAATTGTTGCTACTATTTTAAACTATGATAGAAATAAAGTTAGTACACTTGGCTTTAGATCAACATCAGTTTCGGAAAAGTTAGAACGAAGAAACATTGTAGAGTAACGCTATGGGCCGTTTTGCACAAGGCAAGTACACTCCTAAATATCCAGAAAAGTATGTAGGAAACAAAAACCCAACTTATAGAAGTAGCTGGGAGTTTGCGTTTATGAAGTTCTGCGATGAACATTCCCATGTTGAAAAATGGGCTAGTGAAGCAGTTAAAATCCCTTATAGAAATCCACTAACAGGTAAGCATACTATATACGTCCCAGACTTCTTTATAGTATACACAGGTAAAAAAGGTGGACAGCAAGTTGAACTAATTGAAGTTAAACCCGAAAATCAAACTGTGTTTGAAAAACTAGGACGTAGTGCTCACAATAAAGCAGCTTGGATAGTTAACCAAGCAAAGTGGGAAGCGGCTACTAAATGGTGTAAATCTAAGGGTATTCGTTTTAGAGTGATATCGGAAAAAGATATCTTTCATAATGGCGGCAAACGAAAATAGCTAAATAATAATACTAGCATATAATGGAAAGATCCAATGACTAAAAAATTAGAAGACTTATTAAATTTGCCTGAATCAAAAGAAATTATAGATGATGCAAAAAAAGTAAAAGCGGAAACTGCTGTTGTTGAGCAACAAGATACATTTCGCGACATAGCAGAGTTTGATAAGATTGCTAGTGCATTACCTGCCGTAAAAGGCCTAGGATTAAAAGCAGACGAAGAACTTAACGATATTGCAGAACGTGCATTAACAGCATACGAAGACTTAATGGACTTAGGTATGAATGTAGAAGCACGTTATAGCGGTAGAGTATTTGAAGTTGCTGGCGGAATGCTAAAGACTAGTTTAGATGCCAAGGTTGCAAAGTTAGATAAAAAGATAAAGATGATTGATTTGCAACTTAAAAAAGAAAAAATGGACAAAGATTCCGTGGATACAGGCGATATGGTTAACGGAGAAGGCTTCGTTGTAACTGATAGGAACAGCCTACTAGAACGTCTAAAAGGAATGGATAAGGATAAATAATATATAAGATAGGAAAACTAATGATGAAATCTTTTACAGAATTTTTAATAGAATCAAAAAAAACATATCCTTTTAAAATAGGAGTGGCCGGTGAACTACCCGAAGGCTTTGTAGACGCAATGGAGACCGCACTTAAAAAGTATGATGTCATCAATATGTCTGCAGGTAAGAAAACTCCAATTCAAGAAAGACCTTTAGACTTTCCTCAATTAGAAAACACAGAAGTAACATACTTCGAAGTAGAACTAACATATCCAACTACAACACAAGTACTACAAGAGTACCTAGCTAAGTGTTGTGGCATTGAACAAAGTTATTTTATTGTACGTAACCCAAATGAGCCACAAGAAGAATACCAACAGCCAAAAGCAGGCGGAGCATACGAACCATTGTTAACGCAAGAAGACATGGGCGGCGCATCTGCACAAAAAGAAGTTGGTGGTAATAGAGTAATGGACTTATTAAAGGAACTTGAAACAGCTCGTAAAGAACGTGCGGCACCAAGTGATACAGTTGGTGAAACAGTAAAAACAGAAACTAAACAAAAGGAAAACGCAACTAGCGTTATAGGGAGTTAATTATGGATTTAAAGAATCTAATTCAAACAATGGACGACTTAGATAAGTCTAAAAACTTAACTGAGTCTGTTTACGAACAAGGCATGAATCCAGGAGCTCCTGTTAGCATGAACGTAAGTTTAAATGCAAGCGGTAAAGAGCATGTTGCGGATTTAATTGGCATGATGAAAAACGCAGGCCTTGGAGCACCAGAAGGTGACGCAGCACCAATAGGGTCAATGCGTAACGACATGGAAGACTTTAGAGATAGAGTAGACGGACCACATGACGATAAAGGTCATGAACACTTTGGTACAGATAAAGATATTGACGACCCAGAAGAACCAGGACAAGATGATGTACCAGGCGATGACGATTCTGAAGAAGGATTTTTAGGTGGAATAGCAGGCGGCGTTGCTGGCAAAGTAGGCGGTGCAGCACTAGGTGGCGCAATAGGTGGACCAGTTGGTGCAGCTTTAGGTTCTACAGTAGGACAAATAGCTACAACAGCAGCTGGCGCTCATATAGGCGACAAAATGACTGATGATGCAGATCCAGAAATTGAAGGTTACTCAAACGAACCAGATGAAGAATATAGAGATCACAAGTACATGACTAAAGATTTAAGCGGTGGAATTAACCGTGAAAAGAAAATGTACAAAAAAGCATCAGACGGTGATAACCCAATGGCAGTTGAATCTATTAAAGAGAAACTTATAAAAGAGTTAAAAGCATTTAAAGAAGCAAAAGATAGTTTTGACGAAGCAGGCTGTACAAAAGAAATGAAAAGACTTGACGCAAGTGGATGTTCAAAAAATGAAATGCTTAAAAAAGTAGGTCCTAAATTTGGTTGCGGAAAAGAAAAGTTTGAAAAACTATACGCAAGTAGTTGCGGTAACCACTAAAACAAATAATAATAAAGTAATACCCCATAACTCAATAGGCTCTCCGGAGCCTATTTTTTTGGTTAAATACTAGTATGAGTAAATCACTTGATGGCGTTCTAACCAAAAAAGCCAACCAAAAAGAAAAATACACAGAAGCCCAAATGGCTGACTTGTTAGCCTGCATGGATCCTGACACTGGGTATTTGTATTTTGCACGTAAGTTTGCATTCATACAACACCCTGTACAAGGTAAGTTGTTATTCGATCCTTATGAATATCAATTACGATTAATGCATAGTTATCATCACTATCGCTTTAACATTAATATGATGCCTAGACAAACAGGTAAAACTACCTGTGCGGCAATATACCTTGCTTGGTATGCAATGTTTATGCCCGATCAAACATGCCTTGTAGCTGCACACAAGTATACAGGCGCACAAGAGATTATGTCACGTATTCGTTACGTATACGAAACATGTCCAGATTATATTAGAGCAGGTGTTACAAGTTATAACAAAGGTAGTATTGAGTTTGAAAACGGTTCACGTATTGTAGCACAAACAACAACAGGTAATACAGGACGTGGTATGAGTATATCATTACTATACTGTGACGAGTTTGCGTTTGTGCAACCTAACATTGCTGAAGAGTTTTGGACTTCAATATCTCCTACACTAGCAACAGGTGGTCGTGCTATTATTACAAGCACACCAAATAGTGACGAAGATACATTTGCTACTATTTGGAAGCAAGCGGAAGATAAGTTTGATGAACATGGTAACGAACAAGAGCTAGGATCAAACGGATTTGCTAGTTTCGTAGCACATTGGAGTGAACATCCAGATCGTGACGAAGCATGGAAAGTAGAAGAAGTTGGACGTATTGGTGAAGAGAAGTTTAGACGTGAGTACGGTTGTGAATTCCTAGTATTTGACGAGACCCTGATCAACAGTATATACTTGGCTAATATGGAAGGTAAAAATCCTATATTAAATATGGGACAAACACGCTGGTATAAAAAACCTACCTCTGAATTTACATATGCTGTTGCACTCGATCCTAGTATGGGCACAGGTGGAGATAATGCTGCTATCGAAGTATACGAGTTACCATCTTATACACAAGTAGCTGAGTGGCAACATAATGGAACTGCAATTCCAGGGCAAATTAGAGTACTTGCTGATATATGCAAATACTTAGAATCTGAAACTAATAATCCAAACGGTATATATTGGAGTGTTGAAAACAACGGTATTGGCGAAGCATGTTTACTTGTAATTAACGACTTTGGTGAAGAAAATATCCCGGGTCTATTTGTAAGTGAGCCAATGCGTAAAGGACATGTACGTAAGTTTAGAAAAGGATTTAACACTACACACGGTACAAAGATTACAGCATGTAGTAGATTAAAAACTATGGTAGAAGGCGGCAAAATGTCTGTAAACAGCAAGCCTCTTATATCAGAACTTAAAAGTTATATTGCGTCAGGCTCTAGTTATCAAGCAAAGCCGGGTGCAGGTGATGACTTAGTAAGTGCAACATTACTTGCGCTTAGAATGATGGCAGTACTAAAAGACTGGGATCCAAGAATATATAACACGTTTAACCAAGCTGAAGATGATGGTGATTATGAACCACCGATGCCAATCTTCATTAGTTCAAACTATTAAAGAGTTGATAAATACATTATGCAAACATTAAATCTAGTAGCCAAAGAATTATTTAATAAAATTAGAGGACGCTTTCCAAGTGTTACTATAGGCGACGGTGAAGGTAATATAACTACAGAGCCTGAATTAGCAAGATTTTATGATTTTGATTTTAAAGCCGGTGGTAAAGCGGTAGGTAAAATATCGATTAGTTTAGAAGATCAATCAGTATCAGTAGTATACAACCAAGGGTTAGTTACTGATGAAGATGAAATTACTAAAGATAGTTGGTATGACTTTTTAAAGGAACTAAGGCAGTTTGCAAAGAAACGTATGTTAAATTTTGATACAAGAGATATTAATAAATCAAATTTAAACAGAAGAGACTATAAATTTTTAGCAAATAACCGTACAGAGGAAGAAACAATGAGCGAAGGAAAACTATACGGTACAAGTAAATTAAGTTATCAAGACTTTGATAGTGCAAGACTTGTATTACGTCATAGCCAAGCAGTAAACCAAGAGCGAGCTGCGGGCAGAACACAACATGTTGAAAGTATTTACATTGAAAGTTCTGAAGGTGAAAGATTTAAATATCCATACAAGCACATCAATGGTGCAAGAGCAATGGCACGCCACGTAGCAGAAGGTGGTAAACCTTTTGACGAGTTTGGCATACACATTGTTGGACTAAGTGAAGAATTATCCAAATTAAAAACATTTAAGAGTTACATGGGTCGCTCCAGTGTAATGGCAGAAGGTTTATCAGGATACATGGACGTTGTTAAAGAACGTGTTGCTTCAGTTAAGAAAACACTTGAAAGTCTTCAAAAGAAAGCATTTTATACAGAAACATTTACAAACTATGCAAAGGCAGAAATAAAAGAAGTACCACAAGACGTTGCAGAGAATTGGATTGATGAACTAACAGTACGTCAGTTTAACGAAGAACTTAAAGATGTATTTCCATACATATACAGCTTAGTTAGTGAAAACACTCGTGCAAAAACTTTAGGACCAATGGACTTAGAAGGCTACACAGCATACAAAGGCGACCTGTCAGAAGCTAGTGTAAAGCATGAGTTACAAGACAATTTTGATACACTGTGCCAAATGAAAGAAGAAGGTGCAAGTGAATCACAACTTGAAGCTGCTGCAGCAAAAATGACATTTGGGGGGCAAGCACTAGAAGCATGTTTATCTGGTGCTGATAATCCATTCGGCAGTGACGACCACGAACCAGACTTTGAATCACAAATTGAACAAGGCTTTGAAGAAATGATGGGCCAGTTTGCTGAAGGCGAAACCAACGAAGAAGTTGAAGTTTCAGATGAGATGAGAAGCCAAATATCAGATTGGATTGATAAATTCTCCAAGTACAAAGGCGGTAACGGAGATACATTACCAGAAGGTTATATGCAGTGGGCATTAAACTCGGGTATTGCTACAGACTTTTTTGAAGAAAATGAAGTAGATGCATTTAACAAAAAGAAAGGTTACGATGCTGATAGCCAAACTGAAGAATGGACCGATGAAGACCACGATGATTTTACAGATAACAAATCAGGTGCAAGTCCGATTACAAGTGCATGTCTAAAAATGCTTAATAAAATTACAGGCGATGACTTTATTGAAGACAATGCTCATATTATTGACGCAGTAATGCACGGTGACAGTAATGAAAGTTTTGATCCACAGTCAGAGCCAAGTCAACGAGATCAGGCAGTAGAGGATATGCTTAACACATATGAAAAAGGTGGCGAAAAAGCCTTAGCAGCTCATATACGTATTAGCGAAGAAGAACTTGATCAAGATATTAACGAATGGTGTGCAGAACACGGCAAACATGCAGACGATGATAGAGAAGAAGCAATTGAAGGTGTTATCGAAGAGTTAGCTGATGCAACAGATTTTGACGAAGGCGACAACGACACTATGGACGTTAAAATAGACAAAGACGGCAACATGAGCAAAGACGATGGTAAGGAAGAAGAAGAACAAAAGACACCATTAGGCGAGTTTATCCTTAGCTACTTTGATAGAGAAAACGGACAGTTTCCAAAAGGGGAAACAGCAGTATTAACTATGGTTGAAAAAGACTATGGCGAAGAATTTATTACTCCTGCAAAGAAGTTCATCGAAATGATTAATACTAAAGTAGCAGAAGTAATGGGCTATAAAGAAGCAGAAGTAGAAGCACAGCAAATGGAAACTAATGTAGACGAAGGTACTTGGGCAATTCCAGATACAGAACAAGCAGTTGAAGCGTTAGCAAAAGTAATGGCTAAAGAACTTCCGCTTGGTCCAGAAGGCAATAATGCTACTGATGTTATGTATAATATTATTGGCGATGACAGTTTATTTGATAGTTTAGGAGAAGCGGGTGATGTCCATCCAACAGCAGATGCTAGACCAATTATTGCATCTTGGGTAGATTACTCATTAGATGGATATGATATCTCACCAGAACTACAAGACAAAATCCAAGGAATAGTTAAACCTCATTTAGCACATCCTAGTAGTAATAACCAAGAATCACAAAATATGGACAGAATACGTGAGTTAGCAGGACTACGCTAACCCACTTATAAGTTTTATTTCTTTTTCTTAAAAAAAGACTTGACATTGTTTGTAGAAGAGCGTATAATAACACTGTGCTACAAACAAAAAGGCACGTAATAACCGTAGCAATGTAGCTACATCATAGGCACTATTAGGAGGCATTAAACTATGGCATCACTAGCAGAAATCAGAGCAAAACTGAAAGAACAAGAATCACGCACAGGTGGTTCACAAAGCGGCGGCGGCGACAACGCAATTTACCCATTTTGGAATATTAAAGAAGGCGAAAGCGCAACTATGCGTTTCTTACCAGACGGAGACGGTGAAAACACTTTCTTCTGGAAAGAACGTTTGATGATCAAATTGCCATTCCAGGGTGTTAAGGGTGAGACTGACTCACGTCCAATACAGGTACAAGTACCATGTATGGAAATGTACGGAGAAGCATGTCCAGTACTAACTGAGGTTCGTCCTTGGTTTAAAGATTCAAGTCTAGAAGACATGGGTCGTAAGTATTGGAAAAAGCGTTCATACGTATTCCAAGGATTTGTTAATGACAGTCCTCTTGTTGAGGATTCACCTGAGAACCCTATTAGACGTTTTATTATTGGACCACAGATTTTCCAAATTATTAAAGCGGCTCTAATGGATCCAGACATGGAAGAATTGCCAACAGATTACACTAACGGTGTAGACTTCCGTCTTAACAAAACATCAAAAGGTGGTTACGCAGACTACGGCACAAGTACTTGGGCACGTAGAGATCGTCCATTATCAGATGCAGAGATGAACGCAGTCAATACACATGGACTGTTTAACTTCTCAGACTTCCTTCCTAAGAAGCCAGACGAAGTGGCTGTAAAGGTCATTAAAGAAATGTTTGAAGCATCGGTTGACGGTGAAGCATATGATGCAGATCGTTGGAGTAGTTATTTCCGTCCAAGCGGAATGGCTGCACGAACAGGTGATCCGCAGAAAAAAGCATCTCCACAAGCAACCGCAACTAGCCAGAGTGCCCCACAAGCGGCGGCTCCTGTAACACCACAAGCAGCACCTGCTCCAGTAGCAGAAGCAGCACCAGTGGCACAAGCAGAAGCAGCTCCTGTAGCACAAGCAGAAGCTCCAGCTGAAGCACCTAAGACTGGCGGTGACGCAAGTGATATACTTGCAATGATCCGTAACAGACAAAACAACGGCTAACATATGTTGGGTGCCTTCGGGCACCCATCTATGACTTTAATTAGGAGAAATAATGGCTAAATCATTTGACGTAAGTAAGTTCCGTAAGGACTTAACTAAAAGCATAACAGGTATGAGCTCAGGCTTTAACGATCCAACAGATTGGATTTCTACAGGCTCATATGCACTAAACTATCTTATCTCAGGAGACTTTCATAAAGGTGTTCCGCTAGGTAAGGTTACAGTGTTTGCTGGTGAATCAGGAGCAGGAAAGAGTTACTTCTGCGCCGGAAACATTGTAAAACACGCACAGGATCAAGGTATATTTGTAGTCTTAATTGACTCGGAGAACGCACTTGATGAGAGCTGGCTACAGGCTCTACAAGTTGACACTAGCGCAGAGAAACTTCTCAAGCTAAACATGTCAATGATTGACGATGTAGCAAAAACTATCTCAACATTTATTGCTGAGTATCGTTCTTTAGACGAAGATGACCGTCCTAAAGTATTGTTTGTAGTTGACTCGTTGGGTATGTTATTAACACCTACTGACGTTGATCAGTTTAACAAGGGTGATATGAAAGGTGATATGGGTCGTAAGCCTAAAGCACTAACTTCATTAGTCCGTAATACTGTTAACATGATTGGCTCGCTTAATGTAGGCTTAGTATGTACTAACCACACGTATGCATCACAGGACATGTTTGATCCAGATGATAAGATTAGTGGTGGCGCAGGCTTTATCTATGCATCAAGTATTGTTGTTGCAATGAAAAAGTTAAAGCTAAAAGAAGACGAAGAC